ATCAAAAAAGGAACATCTAAAAAGAATCCTTTCATTTTGACTGGTTGAGTTTCTTTTTGGTGAGATAAATCCACAGTCGAATAGCGCCAACATATCTATCATATAGGTCTCGAATAGACAAATACTTTTTATTCAACTGCAATCGCATTTGATGATTTTCTTCTTCTAGTCTGGCGATAGTATATGCTGCCTTTCTTGTTACAGAATGACAATGGACTGAGTTGTGTTTCTCAACCCAGTCCGCAAGTTCATGTAGTTGTTGGATTAGTTCTTCGTGTTTGTCTCTCATGCTTCCTCAATCAACTTGATTAGATCGGCCGGCTTTGTCATGATAAACTTTTCATTGGAATACTTCTTAGTAATCTTGTCCAGAACTTTTTGTTTAGCCTTTGACTCAGCATCATTCTTGAGTTTGAAACATTCATCCTCAAGTTCTTTTATTCTGATCTGAAACTTATTGTCCTGATTAACACCAAAGTATAACTGAAATCCATTCCAGAAATCACGAATGGCCTCGTCTCTACCAATTTCCAATGGAAATGTAATATCGCCTGTCTTTAGATTTAGAGTAATGACACCCTTATCAGTGGTGATAACAAAGTTATTAGCATTTGGCGGATTGTTTATTGTAAAGGTGCCTGATTGTATCATGGGATTCGTAGGCATTTGACCTATACCGTTATACATGGAGTTTGGATATTGTAGTGGTGCGCCTATTGCTCCTACAGAAGCCATATTAGACATCTGAGACATTTTTAGAGCATTGTTGAGCGCCGCTTCTAGATCACCACCGCAGTTATCTATATCCATTCTATCAACAATAACACCAGAAATATGTCGATAGCAATCTGTCATAACATCGTATGACCACTCTCTTTGCTTCGGATTCGATGCGCTGTTCAATACTGTCATTATTCTATCACCTCAAATATATGCCAAACTAATGTGACCAAACGTGATTGTTGAACTGTGCCAACATATACATAATGCTTTTTCTCATAGTCTTCCATTTCATATCCTGTACCAAAGACATGAAAGACATACTTGCGTTTCTCTTTCTTAGGATTAACAATAGCCCAGAGAACAGGAATGCTACCCTGCATCTGCAATGATAGAATCTGTGCGCCTCGAGGCATCTCAATTTCTGTAATCATATTATGATGTATTTCCGAACCGATCGGATACTTGTGGATCATTTTCATTATATAACTCCAATCATCATTTCACAGTCACTAGCAGGACAGTCAACGGAGCCGATGTAAGTGATAACATATTCACAACACCAATACTCACGATTGACTCTCGCCAACTCAGACACATTAACAATATATATCATTCTGATTTCTTATAATGTTCGGAGCAAGTCCAGCGATAACTGCCATCTTTAGCTTCCCAACCATTTCCTGCACCATTGAAACAACCTGGTTCATCGCACAAACTAAGGATCGGCTTGAGAACATCAATCTTTTCTTCTCTAACCTTTGCTCTAATGTTGTCAATTCTCTCCATATCAAACTCATTGGAGATTTCCATACCGCCAGCTTCATATAGTGGCACATAGGCGTCAGGACCAAATCCTAGGCGATCATAGATTAGATAACGATAAGAGCCGCCTTCTTTAGCATGTTCCACGATATGTTTCATTACCCATGCGGTAACAGCCAGTTTTGTTTCATATGAGCATTCTTCCACAAGGTCTTCTAGTGTTTTATCGCTCATTTTTATACTCCGATTTGACAAGTTTCTCACAACGCTTGCGCCAATCATTACGCTGCCACTGTGCCTTGTCATAAGATAGTTCGATATAATCGTCGGCGATAAACTTTACCAATTCCTCATACTTCTGTAGTCGCTCAACTTCTTTTTCTAACTGCTTTGCTACTAGCATAGCATCGGTAGTTTTAAATCGACCTTTACCATCAGGCTTAAATTGCTCTCGTAACATATCCCATGCTTTCATTCTATCACCTCATATCCTTCATCGCAAGTGTATATCGTTCGCTTTAGACCAAAGGCTGCTATAGCCCTTTCACAACCAGCACAAGGCTTTGCCAGACCCCACACAAACTTTTTGGTGAATGGCTTCTCTTTCTTTACTCGGGTAATATACAAGTCGCATTTAGAAAAATCGTCAACATCAATCTCACGGAGCGCATTCTTGATGGCATCAATCTCGCTGTGAAGGAAGATAGCATGTTCATTCTTGGAATACTTCGCTTGGAGTGGATGCGATTTCATACTATTCATTCCAATGGAAATGATTTTGTTGTTCCAAACGACAGCGGCGGCAAACTTTTCCGTGGGGTTCGGATTAGCTGCCGCTATCTTTTCCAGAGTATGGAGAATGTTCTTATTGATCTTTCGCATTCTCATAATATATCACAAATGACTTAGGAAGTCAAGTCTCTGTATTAGTCTCGGAATACTTGTCCCACTTTCCTATGGGACAAGAGGAACTTGGAAACATCGTTTTGCCTTTGAGAAAGCAACCACACTTCTTACATACATAATACTGTTTTTCCAAATGCTCACATTGAACACATATATCCAATCGCTCTCTTGCCTTTTTGGCTCGTTCTGTCCATTTTGTTATAAGTTCAACCATAGTGTTTATCCTATAAGAAAGGGTGGAGATTTCTCCCCACCCCCTATATATTATCTTTGAATGTGTATATGGTCAAAGTGACCTGCTACCTTCCAAAGGACAGTATAACCTGCCGCTCTGGCTCTCGCAGCCAAGGCATCAAACCTCGATCTTGTAGAACGATTAGATGCCTCTCTAACACCACGACCTATGTTAATATCGATAGCACGACCAGCATAGTGGGCCCAGCCATGATGAACTGGATGAACCCCTCCAAAAGCAGGATGTTCCGACACACGGAAACCAGAATGTTGAAGCATTCTTCCGTATGCGACAATAGATGCCGAAGCACCTTTGTTTCTTCCTCTACCTGCATAGTGGGTGTTGTGATGTCTCGAAGCAAGTCTGGCACGACCATGGAGTCTAGGCATTACGCTCCAGTTTCCATTAGAAGTGCCGAGAATAGAGTCTATTAGATTAGGCTCTATTGCTTCGTTTGAATATTGATTTCTTGCCTCAGCGATACCGCTAAGAGCAAGTACCGTAATGAAAGCAAATAAAATCTTCTTCATAGTAGTACCTTTCTGTTATATACGACCACGCACAATCACACGATAACGAAAGATTAAGGAAATGTGAGATTGATTTGGCGAGTGCCGACGAGGTCGTAGGAGTTGATTGTCGGTGCTGGTACATTCGCAGTCACCGACAGGTAAACGCTAGGCAATATGACTGCCTAGCGAATAAGTATTTAGTAAATCTATAGGCTTGGGAATTTATCAGCAGCAATAGAAGCTGCCCACGCCTCCGGCTTAACTCTAGGAGTTACACCAGTCATACCACGAATATAGCCAACTGCTTCACTGATAACACAGGAAGAACCGTGCTTGTGGTTTGGATTGATATCGATATGAACTTCACAAGTCCTATCACCAATAGCATCTGCTAGGTCTAGATACAGTTGTGCTGCCTTCATAACTTCATTCATCAATCGCATACGAGGCTTATCTTTAGCCTGATCATAATCACGTTCGGTTGTAATCTCACCAAAGACTTTAGCACCATGCTTACCGTCTTTATGAATAACCACAACGACTGCATAATCCGCAAACCAGACTCCGCCTCGTCTATGTCTTTCAGAGTCAGAACCAATATAAATCTTGGTTGAGTCCGAAGAGTTTTCAATAAAATCTCTTACTTCGTCCAAGTCTAGTCTGCGTCTCATTTTAGTCCCTTTCTAAGTATCGCTCCCTAATAGATTGTGGAGAGAAAAAATCATTAACTGTTTGTAATACTGTTTCGGTTGAATATGGCTTACATGAAAAAACATCGAGATAAAAGTTACCTGAGTCGTCACAAAAATGGGCACAGATATTAGATGTTTCAATCAACTGTACCAATGTGTATCCTTGCTTATCATCTTCACCAAAGTGAATGATTTGCGGTTCACCATATGCAACCATACCAATACGTTCTACTAATGTTTTGGCAAATGCGGCGATGTTCTGTGCATCGGTGATTTTTGTTTTGTCCGCTTCATAACAATCTAGAATAAGATGATAACCCCATGACATTTCTTTAGATATCCTTCTGCTTGCCCTTTTGCTTCTCATAAGCACTGACCAATGCTTGAAGCGTATCAGGATTATATGTAACATCGTTCATCATGGCAAGCAAACAAGACTTGTCATCTGTCTGTGCCGTGATAGCAATACTTGTGCCTGAAATCCAGATTGTCTCAACAACCTTACTATCGTTTGTCATATTCAATAGATGAAAGAAACCCTTTTCATTCATCTTCTTAGCAACGTCTTCGGTCTTTTCACAGACTAACTTTTCATTCTTGGCAGGTGTTTCAGCATGAGCATGATTTACATACTGAAAGAAAGCGGAACCAAGAATCAATCCAACGATAGCAATAATAACATGTCTCATTTTAATCTCCGTAGTCAAGATGAATCATATTCTGATAAGACATTAACGGAGGAGCATCTGCCGTTTTGTTCTTAACTTTTAGAATATACTTTTTGGCTTGTTCCGTTAGAAGACGATCAAAGTCGCTCTCTATGTGAATACCCTGTGTCACATTGATATCATTATAATACTTAGCACCAAACGCATTTAGAAATTTGGCAGTTGCTTCATTTTTATCTTTAGCATCTAGAATCATGATTGCTCTAGTATGTCCAGAAGAACTAGAAGCACGATCCATTGTTACTGTGTAATAGCACATACTCTTCCTCCTATTGTGTTATTACCAACCAAAGATATCGTCTTCCTCATATACCCGAGCACCCGGACTATTCTTAATGATAATCTGCTTTCTAACAGTTGGACGATAGGCAGGCGCAGCATACACAGGAGCATATCCATAACCACCATAAGGATAAGAGTTAGCAATAGCGGCAGCACCAATAGCAGCCGAAGCAATACCAATACCAGCAATAGCGGCACTGTAACCAAATCCAGCACCATAACCCCAACCAAGACCACCATATCCCCAAGGAATAAACTGTGCTTTGGCAGGTGATGCAACGGCAAAAGAAAGACTAAGAGCGGTAAGCAAGGCAAGAAACTTGTTTCTCATTTTAAACTCCATAGAGAGAAGTGACCCCATTGCGGGGCCACCGTTGTAGAACTATTTATTACTTTCGTGTGGTGAGTTCCACGATCCTCTGATTGACCTTCTGATTATCGGTCTTGCCGAAATTAGTTGGTCGCTTTGGAGGAAGTGGAGCCTCTACATACTTGGTAATAGGCGGTGCGATAACATCGCCCGCATATGCTGTGCCACCAATTAGCATGGCAGCGAATGCGATTGAAATAGTCTTCATACTTTTTCCTTCCTAAAGTTAGCGAAGTTAAACGATGCTGCGGTGCAGCATCTATAAGTATATAGTCAAAGGACATTCTTGTCAAGATGTTCTGAGAAAAATTGTTTTAGAATGATACCAAATTGTTTGTCTGCCATCATAGTATCATTCCAGAGAATGAAGTCCTGATAAAGATTGTGGATGTCGTCCACAATTGCTTCATTTTGCATAGTCGCTTCATCACGACTGATGACACTAAATCCACGATCCTCAATTTCATCAATCAATTCATCTGTGTCAATGTCTTCCAGATCAACATCAACCTGAACTTCCGTGGTGATGGTAGGCATTCCATTTCTCCTCATTCATTATGTCTAATAATAGCACATTGGAATGGAAATGTCAAGTCTTATTTCATCTTGGAAATCTTGTCGAGGATTGTTTCCCCTTCCACTAATTCCGTAAGACGTTTGACTTCGGAATGACAAATCGCCTTAGACGGGTCCTTCCAATCAAATTCGTAGGACAGTCTAAGGCGTTCTCGCCATTCTTTAAGTTCTTTTGCTAGTGCTTGTTTTTCTTTTAGAACATTAAAATCTACTACGGACATGGCAATCACCTCCATAGTATTATATAGTTTAGTTTAGTCGTTCCACGGAGATATTGCTAGTGCTACCCATGCCAATAGCCCGTGCAGCACCGTAAGAAAGATCAAGAGAACGGCCCCTGACAAATGGTCCTCTATCGTTGACCACAACTGTAACACATCCATGATGACATACTCTCAGGTGAGTTCCGAATGGAAGAGAACGATGGGCTGCGGTGTATCCATGAGGATTGAAAACTGCTCCGGATGCTGTGTGTTTGGAGAGACGTTCACCATGACCGTAAAACGAAGCAACCATATGACTGCCTCCATTAGAATGATGACCCCAACTAGCAGTCCAATCGTCATTGACATTGCTTTGAATGCTTGTGCCATGTCTATTTCTTTTCGCCTTTGTTTGTGGTGTAGATTGATCGCCAAAGATACCATCGAAAAAATCAGATAACGGATCGGCAGCGGCCGAGGTTGTGAGGATGATGAATAGGGCTATAGTCGTAAATGCTTTGTTCATTCTGAATCCTCTTCTTCAAATAACTTAGGATTTTGTGCTTTGATTATAGGTTCAATCAAAGGAAGCAGTTCTTCTACCCATTTCTCCATCAAGGGATGATGGTCGTCTTCCATAATTTCTCTTAGAGAAACTTTCACTTTGTTCATAATATACCTTTCAATGATTGGATCAGGAACCTGGACTCGAACCAGGATTAACGGAGTCAGAATCCGTTGTTCTACCGATTGAACTATTCCTGAATGGATCGGGGACTAGGACTCGAACCTAGAAAGTCGGAACCAAAATCCGAAGTTATGCCAATTTAACTATCCCCGAATGGTGGGCGATCTAGGTAACGATCCTAGCCAGTCTTAGACTTGAGTTTTACAGACTCCTTGGCGTCCTTAGCCAAATAATCGCCCTTAATCATTTCTAGTAAACTAAAATACATCTTACGCAGTTCGTGATTTTCTGCCTTAAGTTCAGTAATCTTCTTTTCTTCTTCGGATATTCCATACATCATATTTCTCCATATTATAGAATTGGTTGTCCCTACTGGTAACGATCCAGTGTCTATGTGTTATCAGCACATTGCTCTACCTTTGAGCTAAGGGACAGTAAACTTTAGAAATCGGCACGATCCTGGTTACACTCGAACACATAGTAACCAGCTTCACGCCACGCATCAATAACACGATGCCGATCTTCGAACACTCCCATTACTTTATACCAGGGAGCAACAGCAAGATACTCATTCAGAATATCCAACTTGATCTTATCATCGTCAGTGCGATCACCACGACCACGCATGAACAAATCGCCATCATTAAAATCGAAATCACAATGATGCTGCAACCAACGGAGAGTAACCGCACGAAAACGCTCGTCACGGGCAGTAATAACAATAACCTTATCACCAGTCTTATGTAGAGTATTCATAAGATGCATAACGGCTTCGTAAGGTTCATCCTTATCCTGTGCCGCAAAGAAAGCATCCCAGTCCTTCGTGGTGTTCTGGGTAAGGTGCTTGATACGGTGCAGGTTGTTAGCCAGCGTTCCATCAATATCGAATATCCACAAGTTCCGCTTATTCATTCCATTTCCTTTCTCATTATGTCTTATAATAGCACATTCGGATTGGAATGTCAAGTGACGAATGTTTACAATCGTTTGTCTACATTCTGGTGCCGGCTCCCGGTTACGCTCCGAGGTTTGATGCTTACGAGGCAACTGTAATACTATTATACTAAGCCGGCAATCTGGTGCTCCTGCCCGGTAACGATCCGAGTTTTCACCCTTACCAAGGGTGTGTAATACCTTTATACTACAAGAGCAAATGGTACTGGGACCAGGTATCGATCCTGGACTCCGAGGTCCACAGCCTCGGGTGCTACCACTACACTACCCCAGCAAATTGGTAGGCGCAGCCGGACTCGAACCGGCAAGCCGAAGCAGAAGATTTTGAGTCTACCGAGTTTACCAATTTCTCCATGCGCCCATAATGGTGCGTCCCCTTGGAATCAAACCAAGTCCTATGGTTCTTCAGACCGTCGTGCGGATCACCTACACCAGAGACGCATAATTGGTGCTTCGTATGGGTATCGATCCCATCTTTCCCGCTTGAGAGGCGAGTGTCCTAGCCAATAGACGAACGAAGCATAAAACTTTTTTGTGAGGAACGAGTATGCATCCTCTTTTCAGTATCCGGGTTCCCAAGGTTACGACAGCCTCGCACCGTCTCCCGACCTCGATGTGGCAATTCTGCTCATCCGGGTTATTTGTATCGATACTGCCTCACAAAACTGGTGGACCTGGACGGAATCGAACCGCCGACATTCTGCTTGCAAAGCAGACGTTCTCCCCCTGAACTACAGGCCCGTGAATGGCGCACTTAACCGGTACTGACCCGGCCGATACTCGGTTGACAGCCGAGTGGGTTCACCTGCTCCCTCTAAGTGCATTAAATCTATGAAGGTTACAACCCAGTCATAACTCGTCGCAACGGTTTTCTTACAGGTCTACCTACAATCCCTCTACGTTTGGTGCGCCTGGTAAGATTCGAACTTACAACATCTGGTTTCTAAGACCAGCGCCTCTACCAGTTGGACTACAAGCGCATTATATGGTGCGGAATGATGGAATCGAACCACCGACACCCTGCGTGTAAAACAGGTGTTCTGCCATTGAACTAATCCCGCATAATTCTACCTTTATTATAACCTAAGGAAATCCATTTGTCAAGGTCTTCCTTCTTAATCTTTTTGTTCTCAACACCATTAGTTATCCACATGGTGCCATATTGAGAATTTTTTGAACCTTGCATATGTCCTATTTCAATATATCTTTGTTTTTGTTTTTGTTTAGCTTCTGGAGATTTACTCCTTTCAGACATCATTTTCATAAGTTCAGGTGGATTGTATCCACCAGGTCTAGACTTTCTAGACTGAATCCTTTTCAATTTAGATTCTTCTGACATATTGGCAAGATTTTTAGCACCAGAAATGCTACCACCTAATATAGATAGCTGACGCCGGACTTCTTCTTTACCAATAGCAGTAGAAAGGGCTTTCCATGCTACAAAGTCTTTTTTATTACCATGTTGTTCCCATAATAATCTATGGGCTTCCGCATGTTCTTCTACTGTCAATTCGACCAAATTGGATGGATCATCTGTTCCGCCCATATGTTTTGGTATAATATGATGTTTATGTTTCATCTTTTTAAAAAAGTGGCGGAAGAGTGAGGTCTCGATCCCCAAACCATATTTCAGGCTCCTTTCGTTTTCGAAACGAAGGCCAGTCCCACTGGCTTACTCTTCCATAAACTGGCGGAGTGGCAGGTATCCGACACCTATCCCCTTTCGGGGACCATCCGCTTTCCAAGCGGTGCAGACTCCTTGCCTGTTGCTCACTCCTAATTGGCGGAGAGTATAGGATTCGAACCTATGGAACCGGATTAGGGCTCAACCATTTAGCAAACGGCCGCTTTCGACCACTCAGCCAACTCTCCGTTATATATTAAAAACCAAACTGCTTCTTTACAATAGCAACTGCCGCTTCAAATGCCTCTTCCAACTGATTGTCTGTAGGACTATCACCTAGAATTTTACGCATTTCCTCAATTGCCGCTGCCTTGGTTTCCTCTGAAATCTTGAACATTCTGATTATCTCCACTAATCTGACTATGGATATTCAAATCCGATAGAACGAACCCTATTACTATAGTCAATAAAAAGAACACTGTCAAGCGAAAAATCATTTGGCGCTTCAAATAGTTTTCATCCATATATATCTTCCTAAATGGTCTAGGTGGCTGGACTTGAACCAACAGCCTTCCCGCCCCAAACGGGATGCTCTGCCAATTGAGCTACACCTAGATAAAACTGGCACCAGTGGAAGGAGTCGAACCCTCGCCCTCTGTTTTGGAGACAGATGTGCTACCGTAACACTTCACTGATATTGGATGCGGACCCATGAGTCGAACATGGCTCTCTTGCTTATGAGACAAGAATGGTCTCCGGACCACCTGACCGCAAAACTTGCTGTTCCTCACGCCTTGGAACGAATGTTGTCTAGCATTACGACACTCCATAAAGGCTGTGTATCTAGATCAAACATGGTGCTGATAGTTGGAATCAAACCAACCTATAACGCCTTATGAGAGCGCCTCGACATCTTGCCGACCTACCAGCATATAATGGCCTTCACGGCAGGAGTCGAACCTGCATTTTCATCCAGTTACCTTACTCTCGGTTCGTAGCCGAGGGGGATACGTGAAGATATTGGAGCGGGCGAAGGGAATCGAACCCTCGTCTTTAGTTTGGAAGACTATGGCTCTACCATTGAGCTACACCCGCAATTGGAGGATCCGGTCGGGCTCGAACCGACAGCCTTGGGATTAAAAGTCCCTTGCACCACCTATTGTGCTACGGATCCATGATTGGTGAACCTGGAAGGAATCGAACCTTCAACACACGGATTAAGAGTCCGCTACTCTACCTATTGAGTTACAGGTCCATAATTGGTCACCCATAGGGGTTTCGATCCCCTTTTTCCTGCTTGAAAGGCAGGCGTCCTAGCCACTAGACGAATGGGCGTTAATTGGCTCCCCGAACAGGACTCGAACCTATAACCAAGTGATTAACAGTCACCTACTCTACCATTGAGCTACCGGGGAATATTACTCTATTAAGAGATGCACCCTAAGCGTATATGGTTCAAGGCCATATCTTTAGGCTTATAAGGATGCACCCATCAATAAAGTAATTGGAGGTGCCGATGGGACTCGAACCCACATAAAACGGTTTTGCAGACCGCCCCGTAACCAGTTCCGGGCACGGCACCTCAGTTATAACCCTATTCACAATGTCAAACAGCGGTAGCTAGGCAATCTTATACTCCTTGAACTTACGCTGAATAGATACAGCGCCAGTTGCCTTCAAGCGAGCATAATCTCGGAATGCCGAGCCGTCTTTATTATGATACTCTTTGCGATAGTTAATCCGACCGTTAGGATCGGATGCCTCTACCACCCAGTAGTAATCACGCTTTACGGTTTCGTCTTTCATCCGTACCTCGTTTCTGTCATCGTTCGCATACTATATAGCACACAAAACGCAAAGTCAAGAACTTTTTTCGAAAAAAAGTGCGTCAGGTTGTCGCACCGGGTCCTTGACTTCTACCCTCTCGTCTCACTGTTCGCATACCATACCACAAGGAATCGCTTGGGTCAAGAACTTTTTTCGAAAATCTGATGCGACAGTTTGACGCACCCTTACTCTATTGATTTTGTAGAATGTTTACATACCACTCGGCAAGACCTTCATCGTTTCGCAAATGATCTTGCCATTGCTTCTCGGACATTTGTCCAGACCTATAACACTGTAGAAGCAACTCAAACTTTTCCATTATATGCTCCAAAGTTGGTAGGGGTGCCAGGTAACGCTCCTGGTCGAGAACGGTAATCGGCCGCTAAAGGGTTTATAAGTCCCTCTTGTGTCTTACACCCACCCCCATAAACTCTTACAGATATCCCAGAATACCACCAACCGGGAACACAAAGACACCGATACAACGAAGGATTAGCTTCGCCGTCAATGGGCCATCCATTGTGTGCCAGATGGACATAATATTCATCACCCAACCTACTGCTAGTGTTCCTGCAATAGCCAGATAAACACAAACGGCGGCAGCAGCGCCAATCTCTTCCTCTTTCACTTTTCACATCTCCATAAAATGGCGGTCCCAGAAGGATTCGAACCTTCAACCTACCGCTTAGAAGGCGGTTGCTCTATCCTGTTGAGCTATGGAACCAAATCTCTATTGTCTGAATAGTATATAGCACACAAAACGGAAAGTCAAGAACTTTTTTTGAATTTTTTTTCACTTTTTTTGGAATCTATTCCGCAAACTCTGCCAAGAATGCCTCATTTATATCACCTTTGGAGACCTTTGTCAAGAGGAATCTTGGAGTGAATCCAGCGAAGCCTCCTCCTTCTGACCAGAACTTACACCAATGCTGGGCGTCATCCTCAAAATAGAAACTCTCCACAATCTGATTGGTTGCAGTCTCAAGGACATGCCAAACAAGGCAATCATCTGTATCAAACTCATGGTAATATGTATAAAGTTTTTTCATACTTTGAGTCCTCTAAACTTGCTGGATTTATCTGCTTTGATTCTATCAAAAACCGGTTTCTCTGGTTCTTCCTGTCCTGAATCAGCGAGGTCTTGTGCCGATGCTTCAACATCATATAGTTTCATTCTTGCTCTGTCAACCCCTATCACAAATCTTTTATTCAGTCCAGGATCATTGTATCGGTTCTTTAACTGCTTCACCATAATTTGATTTAGTTGTGATAGTTGTTCCGTTACGACAAGAGCAACGAAGAAGTCGGCTGTTGCAGGAAGACCGAATGACTCTGATGTATCTTCCATACCCGGATCAGAACTTGTGTAACCACTTCTGGTCAACTGTGTGGCAGACCAGATTGGAACATTGAACTCTACCGCTAGCCCTCGTAACTCTTCGGCAATCGCTTTAACGTAGGTATAACTATTAACACCATTACCAGGCTTGATGCGGGATGACGCACATATGTTGAGATAGTCGACCATGATAACATCTGGTACGAATCCTTTCTTCAGGTTTAGTTCGTTCAATAAGGAACGAAAATGGATAGTTGATGCTGTTGCGGTAGCATATTCTTTGATAATCAGTTTACCATTTGTCTTTTGTGTTAGATTAGCAATCTTCTTATCATACAAGTCTTTTGGTAATGCCTGCAAATCATCAAATGTAATGTTCATTAGATTGGCGTCGATACGCTTCGCCACTTCTTCTTCGGCCAATTCTAGTGTTATGTAGAGAACATTCTTACCCATGGCAAGGTAACCAGCAGAAAAATGGCAAAGAGTAAGAGATTTACCACCGCCGACACCACCCATAACAACATTAAGAGTTTTTCTCGGAACACCATTCTTTGTAATCTTGTTAAAGAACTCCAGATCAAACGGCAAGCGTTCTTCCACACGGTGATAATGTTCATATCGTTCTACATAATTTTCAAGATAATCGTGACCAACATTCGGATCGAAAGATATAGCCAGAGCGTCAGACAACAAAGTAGGTATAGCGCCCTTAGATAGTTTTCCCTTCCCATTCATAATCTCCAGTGATTGTGTAATGGCATTGTAGATTGCCTTTTCCTGACAAAACTTTTCTGTATTGTCTAAAAGCCAATCTTCGTTTGTTTGATTTGTGTCATCTTTGAGTTGTTTTAATGTCTCTTGGATATTCTTTACAGTATCATCGGTTGAACCCCGAATGTTGTCCACCTCAATAGACAAAGCATCGAAAGTTGGTTGCTGATTATACTTGAGAATGAAGTCGGCCACTTCTTTGAAAAGTAGCCGATCTTCACCGTTAGAGAAATACTCCTCTTTGAGGAAGGGCAGGACCTTCCTCGTAAAGGATTCATTCTTGATTAGATTTTTCAGTATCGTTTGTTCTAGTCTCACTCATACCTTCCGCTTCTGACGCATCCAACAATAGTGTATTGAGAATTAGTCCTAGAGTAGTATTGAACTTTTCGTTCTTTCTCAAGGTGATCATGGACAAATCATTTGTCTTGATAATCTCATAATCATATTGGAGTTTCGGTGTGCCATCTTCTTCCATTTTGAATTTGACAACAGTATATCTATAGCATACTCCTGCGAAAGGGTCAAGCATTAATTCAATAGGACATGTTGATCCCTCTTGTTTTTCATCAAAAAGATCATCTCTAAATTTAAAGTCAGTTCCCGCTTCCATCTTCTACCTCTTCGCTCTCAGCTTCGTTATACTTACCATACATGAAATCTGCCTGACAACCTTCGTTAATGGCAGTAAGGATTTCTGTTGTAAAGAACTTTTCTGGATTCTTCTTAATCTCCTTCTCGAATGCCTTTCGTCCATCAGGAAACTCGTAACGAGTGGAGACTTTATTAACGATGCCATACTTTTCTGCTAGATCAAGGAGACCATAATACTTATCCAGGCCTGTGGAATAATTTAGCCATGTTTCCACTTTCTTATCTTCAACAGTCATACGAGACTTTTTGAGATGTGCGGTAATGACTGCACCAGTTCTTCCATTGTCATCATCCAGTGTCTTATCCTTCTTCTTAGATAGAAAGATGATTGTGGATGCAGCATACTCTAGACCAGAACCACCACCCATCTTCTTCATTGGCACATATGAACCAACAACATCATAAACATGATTGGTGACGATTAGTGGCACTTTAGCCTTACCTAGTTTCAATGTAAGAACACGGAAGGCACCACGAACCAACTGGGCTCTGGTCATATCTCTTGTATCTTTACCGTCAGCAATATCCTGCATCTCTTTATCTGTAGAAAGATTACCTAGAGAGTCGAGGACAAACACCATCGGTGGCTTATCTTTACCCTCTAGATACTTGTCTAGGATTTTGACTGCTTGCGTTCTAAACTCTTGGACAGTAGCCACGGGAACAATGGCAACACGGCGGGTATCAACACCACGATTAGAAAGAAAATCCCTGGAGATAGCCGACTCTGACTCAAAATAAAACACGAATCCATTCTTGTTATCCTCTAGAAACTGTTTCACCACATTCAATGCATAGAATGTCTTACCAACAGAAGGTTCACCGGCAAACGCTGTAACCTTGTTCTGCGGCAGACCTCCATAGATTGAACCGGATAGCAATGCGTTCATAACATAACTGCCTGTGCCAATAAAGCCTGACACATCACCAGCGGCAACACCGTCGTCAACAATGCCTGCATACTCGTTATCGATTTCAGATAGTAGATTATTAAAAATGTCTGACATAAGATTCTCCTTTTTGTCAAATAAGCACTACTAATAACAATCTCGTTATTAGGCAACTTCTTTAAAATAGTTTTGTAACTCCTCACTCATTTCTTTAAGAACATGACCACCTACACCAATGCGGATGACGTTACAAAGTTCAACCACATTCTCCGGTGTAATCTTATCATCAGGATTGAACTCATAAAGTTTACCTGGTGAATACTTGTTATCCTCTGTCATGAAAAGAAATCCTCTAGGCTTGCCGTTCGTTCTGTTTTCCATCCAATAGCATCTAGAATGATCTTCAATGGTTCCACGAACGACTTTTCGAATTGTGTATTATAGTCTATATATTTGTCCAAGTCAAACTCTTCTGGTATGCCTCCTTGTGGGAAGGCAATGACATTTGATTGAACATGATTTGGTTCTTTCAGGAACACAAACTTGATCTTCTCGCCACCTTGGATTAGTGGATACTTACTATCAAGGCCATGAACAGATAGAAAGTGATTGTATATAAGAGAAGCACGGACATGAATAGGACACCCGGATGCGTAGATGCTTCTCTTATCAGCATACTTAACCATCCCATTAACACCACGAGGAAAAGAAATGTCAGAAAGAGGTAGGGTTTCAAATTCTCCACGAAACTTTTGAACGAACTCTTGAACATCTGACTCTGTTCCGTCGAAGATAACATCAATAGACTCCCTTAGTTTATCTCTACATGCAGATGGTGTAGATGACTTAATCATTTCAAGACCCATAACTTTCTTCTTGGGTTTTGCATACTGCACACCCTCCGAGTTATGGACATTTAGAATGTATCGCTTCTTGGCAGTCCAGATTGCTTTGTCTGCCAAGACTTCTCGTTTCATGACAATCTTTTGCTGAAAGACGTTAGTGTATTCGCCAAGTTCTCCGCAAGCCTTATCAATAACAGGTTGCAATTTACTTTCACATACTCTGTCCATGAAATTGATGGCTTTCGCAGTATCTTTAACATTATCACGCAACGTCTGGCATACCACATCCTTAAGTGCAAGATAAACTGAGTCAGTATCGACTGCAATAACATAATCACTCTCCGTTTTTAGTAACCTTCGTAGGTATGAATTGATTGCGTTTTCGATCCACCGTATTGACAGTTGGCCAGTAGTCGTGACCGCAATCGCATTGCGAAGATCGAAGAACCGAAAATACTTGGAGCCCATTGCCCCGTATAGCGAGTTGAGCGATACCTTTTTAGAGAGTTGTAGATTGTTGTATCTCGCAATCGTCTTTTTAAGTTCTTCTCTCTTTGCTTTGTCGGTTTCATTTTCGTATTGTGCTTGTGCATCTAGCATTGCTCTCTTATAAACTTTACGGTCAGCAAACATCTTCTCGACCATTTCAGGCATGAAACCCTGCTTGTCACGGCGATAGAACTGTCCGTTGGCAGTCAAACAAACATTATCATTCTTTAGACATGATGTATCAATAGACTTGTTAAGAAGTTTATCAACAGTGACATTAGCGGAAATAATAGAACGCATAGCATCGCTATAAGAACCAGGTTCGATAATCGTCTCAGGAGAGATATTGGACCCCATAATAACAGACGGATACTCTGAATTAACATCAAAACTAGCCACCCAATCATGGAAACCAATAATAGGGTCCTTAACATAAGCGCCAACATAGGCTGCCTCCTTTTCGTGTTTCTCAAGAGGAGGGACAACTATGTTCTTTGCCTTCAAATGATGAAAACAAATAACGTCCCACATACGGACCTGTGCGAACACGTCCTCGTAGTTGCACTTGTTATCATAAGATAGAGTTAGTGCTAGTTCAATCAACTTATTCTTTTCATCAATACGGTCAACAAGGTCAACATCTTTGATGTTATAGTCGATGAACTTTTGGTAGTCTTCTTTATATAGATTAAATAGGGATCCATATTCTTCATAGGACAACTTGCGCTCACCTAGTTCAACATGACCGATGTTGTCCAACTTGTATGATTCCTGAGACTTACCATCAGGAGCATACTTCTTATATAGATCAAGTAAATCTAGTGTAGCAATGCCTAGAATGTAATATGATTTGATCTTACGATTCATGCCAATATCAACCAGCTTATCGTTCAAAACACCCCAAGGCGAAAGTTTCTTTGCTTCGCTTTCACCAAGGAGTTTTGTGATACGATTGATAAGATATGGAACATCGAACTTATCTACGTTCCAACCTGTGATGATATCAGGATAATCTGTTTGCCACCACGATAGAAATTTACGAATGAGATCAAATTCATCGGAACATTTTATATAGGTAACATCATTGCGGTGATTGTTATAATCACCACATCCAAATGTCATGAAATGTCCGAATTGCTTTACTGTGATGGCAGTCAAAGGACCATTGGCATGATCAGGCTCAGGGAATCCACCTTCTGGTGGTTCTCCAACCTCGATATCGATATTTGCCACACGGATCTGTGAGATGTCCCAATCGATTGTGTTCGAAAACTCGTCGGCAATGAAACAATATTGATATCTCTGATTGCCATAAACCTTAAAGTTTTCGACACCATCATACTGTTTTACGAAATCCCGGCACTCTCGAATGGTACCAGGTTTTACAGGTCCAACATACTCACCATAAACTGTTGTGTATTTTGTGGGCTTATCAGAAGGCACGAACAGGGTAGGATTATACTCTACCCTGTGTCGCACACGCCTTCCATCTTCAACACCACGATACAGGATTTTACCACCCCATATCTCAACATTCGTATAAAATTTTTTCATTAAGGCTTAATAATCTCTGATTTTGGAAGAACTAGACCACCAAACATAGAGGTATACTGGTTGACAAACTCTGTGATTGGTGCAGCGATATATGTAACATGCTGGCGATTGATTGTCAAGTGCTTATCGTCAGTCCACTGTGTATAAGGACCGAATGCCACTTTTGGATTGTTCTGATCCGATGTAGGAATAACAACGATGCGAACCGGATTCTTTACCGTGATTGTGTTCTCCGTCTCACTGATAAGTTCTCCAATGAACTCCTCGCCAGTCATCATGTGAACCAGTTTTAGATTTTCTGTCTTAGCCATTAGTCAATAATCTCCATCAAAAGGTCGTAAACACCGACCGTTACCCACTTCTCTGGAATTAGAGTAGTGCGATTACCATTCTCATTCACGAATGAATAAGAGTTATCAAGATCCATAATCTTGACGATTCGTTCCCACTTGCCATCAAAGGCACGCTGCTTGAATGCTGTCTCTAGGACATGCATGTTGCTTTCACTTGAAGGTACCATATTATTCTCCTTAGTCCCACAGGTTCTGATAATACTTTCCGAATAGACGGAAGCCGTTCTGAATGCGTTCATTATAACGCTTCATGCCTTCATAGTCAACCCAATAATCAGGGTTTGTTTGTTCTAATTTGAAACAATCCTCAGATCCATCTACATTTTGGTGTATTTTAAATCCATCATTATCACAAGGCACAGGAATTTCTACATAATTAGGAGTGCCATGATAGAACTGATCTTCCCAGTTTTCATCAAGTTCCTGTTCAAACGCCCAAATCATTTCATTGAGAACCCAGTCCCACTTATAGTGGACCCAGTTGTCTCCCAGGTCCCAACCATTTTCATCGACCTTAGGATCGCTATAACGCATTTGTGGAGGAAGATCCTCATCATCAACATAACCAGAACCATGCTTGGTATCTCTTAGTTGTTTTAGCATAGGTAGAATGATATGAGCGAGAGTATTGTCCATAGACCAAGTATCATATGGATCAATACGAACTTTGATGATGCGTTCGCCACGAAGTTTATCAATCCAGTCACAGACATTGGCAACCCAAGTCTGGGCTAGCCATTCACCTAGTCTGTCCTTCTGGTCTTCGTTTAGAAACGGAACCATTTCAGCAAGTTGATATGGTCCGATCCAGTTCTTATATGGTCCGATTTTTACTCGCATTACTTCTTCTCCCATGCTCCATGAGTTGTGATCCAATCTTGAATACAATTTTCATGATTGATTCTCGGATCACTATCACCAAACTTTTGAACCATCTTACATTCCCAATAGTCCCAAAAGTCATATAGAATTTGTTGATCCGTGACTGTTATCGGATCGTCAACATCCAGTTCAAAGTATTGATAAACTTTCATAGTGTTTCCTTATTTCAAGTTTGATTGTATAAACACAGGAGGCACACACGACGGAACAACCATGTTTCTCCATGATTTGTTGGACAGAAGGAACATCTCCTTCGTGATTAGTTAGAATTTGTTTGATTGTGTTGGACGATATAGCGTTACAGGAACATAAGATCATTTCTTTCCTCACATAGATATATAGTATAGCAGATCGCTCGGAGGTGTCAAGATGCCTACAATTCTTTTATCACTAGTTTCATCAGGTGCTTTGAAGTGGATTTCCATTTTGGTTCTTGTTTTCGGACTTATTGGTGGCATGTATTCCAAACATCGTCAGATTGTTGATCAGGAAAAGCAAATCGCACTCCAGCAATATAACATTAATCAGTTGGAACAAACTATCAAAGACAGAGATGCCTACATTTCCGAGATTGAAGATATAAGTCGTTCAAGAGCCGAACGAGTAAACAGTCTAATGGAAAAGAATAGAACTTTAGAAGAAAAACTAAATTCTGTTGTATCTGAAATTGATAAGCATGTAGGTGCTGGCCATGATAGACAATCCTCACAGATATTGAAAGACACAATCAAGTCTCTCGGAGATGTAAAATGAAAAAGATTATTCTATTGTTAGGCGTAATGCTACTGGCTTCTTGTAATGATACTCAACAGGTTGTGACGACATATCGTCATATGGTGGTTCATCCTGACGAAGCAATGTATTATTGTCCTGTGGTAAAACAGTTTCCGAATTGGAACACTCTGACGGACAGTCAGGTTGCCAAGTTGATTGTTCAATTACATAAGAACAATTTGACATGCAAAAGTTCCATAGAATCCATACGTCAGTTTCTTAAAGATGCCGACGCTAGAGTGAAAAGGGCGGAATGAATCCGCCCCAATCATTATTCTTTAGGTGGTTCGGTCATAAGGGCGGTATGAACTGTTGTAATCTGTGTTACAAATCTCATACCAATCATGATTAGACCGCTGACTGCGGTTGCGGCAGGAACAACCATATTCTCAGGAACACCCCAAGATAGAACCAATGCGTTCCAATCAACTGCACCTAGTTTTTCAGTTACCCATGGTAGTGTTGCTACCAATAGACCAACCAAATATGTTTTGTATGGAAACATGATATTCTCCAATAGAACGTCCGGAATTGGACATTACTATTTAGAGTTTAGTCAAGTTTAGCCCACTCTTTCAGTTTATCAACAAACGCTGTTCGCTCTTCCGTATCATACTGATGAACTCGATTTGTAGCTCCTTTATAAGGAGGCATCCATTTCTTGTAGATCCTATTCTCATTAGGACCATACTTGTTCACCATCTCAAACACTCTTGGTAGAATCCAACAGTTGAATACAGATTCGTCCTTACGCTTATTCTCAACAGACCGATAAGGTTTACCAGCAAGATAAGCACGGGCAAGAAATGTGGCACGATTTTCGTTTCTTACATTCCACACACGATGATTATGAATAGACTGATACTTATCCACAAAGTTCGGTGGTAGAGTTTGACGACTGGACATCCAACGAATTTGCTTTTTGAGTTTACGCTCCTCGTGCTTGATAACTTTTGCTTCTAGTCCGAGGTGCTTTGATTTGATTTTTAGTTCGATACTCATTTTGTTTCCTTTCTAATAACGAGTTCATAATGTGAATTAGGAAACAAGGGTGGTGATCTAGCAACCTACATAAAAACTTCTTTCATATTATTCTCCTTTTGTTGAATGGTGCCCCTAGTAGGACTTGAACCCACGTAAAGTCGTTTTAGAGACGACAGCATAACCACTCTGCCATAGGGGCACTAAACTATTTAGCCTGGTAGCTGGTAGACTGCGGTACCACAAGAAGGCTTGATAACAAGAGAACCTTCCCAAGGACGAAGCCAACCACGATGCCATGTTCCATGGACACAATACATGCCACGATGAACAGGAACAGACCAGTCACCTGTGAATGGCGGATCTTCCACTGGATTGTAGTAAGTGCCGTATGGTGCTGCGGATGCAGCGGTGCTAAAAAGCACAGCGGAGATGATTAGAAACTTTCTCATAGTCCAAGAAATCCTAGACCGAGAACTCCACGCTTCTTACCTGCAGGAGAAATATCAACCTGTAGATCACCTTCATCGTTATCCACATCAATATCAGC